AAGAAGAAATCTATTGAGCTCACGTATCTACAGAACAGTTATACTTTCTTAGATGGGGGATACTTTGTACCCTTCATAGCTTTAGCTGAACAAGGACTACCAAAAACAGAAGAACAAACAACAATAGGAGGAGGGACAGATATATGAAGCCACTGAATCAAGTAAGCTTTGATTTTGACAGTACTCTATCTCGTAAGGATGTTCAGGATTATGCAAAGTCTCTCATTGATAAAGGATATGAGGGATGGATACTAACCTCAAGATTTGAGGATTGTAGTAGATACAATAACCCCAGAATATCAAAGGGGTGTAATGATGATTTGTATAGAGTTGCACTAAGAGTGGGTATTCCTAAGGAAAGAATTATATTTGCTAACATGGAGGACAAATGGAAAGTTATTAAGGAAAGAAAGGATTACAATCCTATATTCCATCTTGATGATGATTACATAGAACTAAATGGTATCAACAGAAATACTCCTACAGCTGGGATAGATGTCATATCAAGCACGTATAAAAAGAAATGTAATAAATTATTAGAGACATGAAAAGAATTTGGCATTTTAGCGACACACACACATATCATGAGCTCCTAACAGTTCCTGCAGATATAGATCTTGCAATCTTTTCTGGAGACTGTAGTAATCCTAAGAACCCTTATGAAAATGAGCTACAGGTATGGGACTTTATTAACTGGTTTGGTATGTTAGAGATACCATATAAGATATTTGTAGCTGGTAATCATGATGTCTCAATTGAGAGAGGCTTGATTAAGAAGGAAGACTTTGAGTCTGCAGGTATTATCTATCTTGAGAATGACTATATCACTATAGAAGGTATCAAGATATTTGGTAGTCCTAATCAACCTACCTTTGGTAAGGGATGGGCATTCAATAAGGCTCGTAATAATCTTGATGCACATTGGAAATTAGTGGATGATGATGTAGATATCTTCATCTCCCATGGTCCACCTAAGAACATCCTGGATGCATCTTATGGACAATATGGTACTAAGCTGGAACATTGTGGATGTACAGCTTTGAGAAGACATATCTTAGGGAGAATTAAACCTAAGTTGTGCCTGTTTGGTCATCTTCATAACAATGAGGATCTTATTAATGCTGGAGTTGTAAAGTATGCAGCATATATCACAACCTTCAGTAATGGAAGCGTGGTGACAGATAAGAAGTTTGGTGTAGTAACAAGTCATGGTAATATTTTAGAAATATGAGCAGAACATTTAAAAAACCTTATCAAAAATCAAGGAGATTTGATAAGACCTGCAGATGTCATGGGGGCTGTCCTTGGTGCTTAGGCAACAGGATGCATGGCCATGCTAAGAGAATTCTTAAAGTAAGACAACAAATGTTTGAAAATGAGCTTCGAGGATTTACGAGAGGAAGTAAAAAAGGGGCTTGAAGGTAGAAATGGTGGTATACCTATGGGTTTTAACAGACTCAATCATTATGTGGGAATCAGGAGAAGAATGTATTATCTTATAGGAGGACTGACTGGAAGTGGAAAGACTTCCTTTATAGATGATGCATTCATTCTCAATCCTGTAGACTGGTATATAGCACAGAGGGGTAAAACAAATATCAAACTCAAAATCATCTATCGTTCAATGGAAAGAAGCAGAGTTTACAAGATTGCTAAATGGGTATCCAGAAAGATTTTCTTGGACCATGGAAGAAGCATACCTGTAGCAAAGCTTCTTGGTTGGAATGATAAAATGGATGATGAAGAGTTTGAATTATTTGAATCCTATGCTGGGTATATTGAAGAACTGGAGAAAATTGTTACCATTATTGATGGTCCAGAAAACCCTGTAGGTATTGCCAAAGATCTAAAAGAGTACGCCCTTGAAAATGGTGAGATAGAACAGATTGATAAGTATAACAAGAGGTATGTGCCTCACGATGAAAATACCATCACTCTGGTTGTTATTGACCATATTGGTTTGTTGAAAGCAATCAAGGATTATCCTAATAAAAAAGCGCTCATTGACAAGATGTCAGATGAGCTTCGCTATGCGAGAGACTTTTATGGGTTTAGTCCTGTGGTTGTGAGTCAATTTAATAGAGACATTTCTAATCCTATTAGGATTAAGAATGGAGATGTAGAGCCTCAATTGGAGGATTTCAAAGACAGTGCATGTACCCAAGAGGATGCTGATATTGTAATGGCTTTGTTTGACCCAATGAGGTATAAGGTAGCTGATCCTAGTGGGTATGATCTTGCCAAGCTGGTTGATAGTGCAGGAGCTAAGTATTTTCGTAGTTTACGAATCATAAAGAATAGCTATGGCAGTGATGATATCAGGATAGGGTTAGCATTTTATGGGGAGATAGGTATGTTTAAAGAGCTCCCAAGGAAAAAAGATATTACAGATGCAGATTATGCTTCTGTGATTGATAAATCATTCTTTATAAGATGACAAAAGATGAAGTTCAAAGAAAGATAACTTACAATATTGTCCTCAATAATTTTAGAGGTATAGTATTGTCAAGTGTGAGAAGTGGTAAAACACGTATCCTTATCACAGCCATAAAAGCTCACAGCGCAGGTAGAATCGAGAACCCAAAAGTTTTAGTGCTCTATCCCAACATTGACATCAAGAATGCATGGGTGGATGAGTGTGCTAAGATTGGGTGTCCCATGGAAATTACCTACTGTACCTTTATAAGCATTGAGAAGGTCAAAGAAGGACCTTGGGATTATGTGGTGTTTGATGAAGCTCATCTTATTCCTGAGGAGCACAAACTACCTATAGCTGGTGAAATGGCTAAGCGCTATGAGCATGTGGTCTTTGCTTCTGGTACGTATAATAGAAACACCCTGGCTGATCTTAAGATTCATACAGGACTTCCACTAATAGTGGAATATACTACAGAGCAGGCTATTGCTGATGGACTTATTAGCGACTATACAATCTATCTACATTACTATGAGTTGAACCCTGCTATCCAAAGACAGTTTGGTAATACAAGAAAGTGGTGGAGTACAGATGTTAAGGAACTGGCCAGACTAACCAAGAAAGTGGAAACAAGTCATGGAGATAAGAAGATGTTAGCATCTCTTGCCAGGATGAGGTTTATTAACTCAAATGAGTCCCTCTTGTTTGCTGTTAACAAATGGATAAAGGAGAACAAGGACAAGCGCTTTATACTCTTCACAGAGAATGAGGCCTTTGGTAAGTTGTTCCACCTACCTATGTTCAACAGTAAGAGTAAAGATAATTCTGTCCTCCAAGCATTCATTGAGGGAAGAATTAATCAACTTTGTTTAATTAAGAAGGGATCTGCAGGAGTAACATATCCTAACCTGGATAATATTCTAATCACTTCAATTAATTCCAATGGAGAAAATCTGGAACAAATGTTAGGTAGAAGCTTATTGCTGGACACTACGCATTCTGATATCCATATCTTCACCACAGACAAAACTTTCCAGCTAAACTGGTTAGAATCAGCACTTTCCAACATTAATGTTGACAAAATTCATTGGGTAAATGGTCCTCAAAAGCTTGCACAACCCAAATAAATTTTGTATTTTTATAGTCCAAAAATAACTAAATTAATTAGAGATGACTACAAAAACTAAGGAAATGGAATTGCCAGAAGAGATTACACAGGTAACAAATACCAATCCAAGGGACCTCGTTATAGTAAGTATTCCAAAGATGGGTAAAGGAACAATTTTAGGAGCATTAACCAGAGAAGCAAATGCTATTGTGTTCGATTTAGAAAAAGGAGGATATGATTATATTGCTGCCAGAAAGATTTCTACCTACACGAATGACCAAACTACAATATGGGAGAGTTTCCAAAACTATATCAAGTATAGAAACGCCCTGTTGGAACAAAAAGGAAAGTATGAATATCTTATCATTGATGGTTTGAGTGACTTAGATGCACTCAGTGAGATAGGGGGAACCTTAGCTTACATGAACAGTATCATTGGTAAGAAATTCAATAGAGTAGGTGGTGTTGAAACTGGTAGAAAATATGAGCCAGATGAGCCAGAATTCAAAAGTGTATTAACCCTCCCAGAGGGAGCAGGTTATTTGCACACAAGAAATTGGTTTATGCAGCAAATAGAATTCTTCAGACAAATAAGCCCTTATCGTATCTATGCTGCCCACATCACTGATAAATATATCAAGGACAATGGTAAAGAGACAGTTAATGGAGTAGAGATAGCGCTTACAGGTCAGTTGAAAAGAATCTTTGCCTCACGTGTAACAAGCTTGGCTAAGCTTGTGGCTGATGAGAATAAGAGATATCTGAACTTTGAGGTATTGAACGACAGTATTGTTGCTGGGAGCAGAGCTCCACAGTTAAAAGGTAAAATTTTAATTTCAGAACAAAGCCCAGAAGGAGAAACTACAACCCACTGGGGAAACATTTATAAACAATCTTAAATTTTATTATTATGAGCGCAATTGGAGGTAAAAAAAGAGAAGCCACTGGCGAATTTACAAAAAGAATAGGTTTATTTACAGCAGTAGTTATTGCTGTCAACCCAACAGAGAAAGAATATAAGGATATTCTTGGAATGGAGCTTAAAGAAGACAGTAAAGCCACTGAGTATTTAGGAGAAAGAGAAGGAAACACATTGCTGCGCATTGATTTCTGGTTACAGAATACAAAGAAAAATACTGAAGGGGAGTCTGACAGACCATATAAAATGTCTTTCTTCCTTGAAGATAAAGTGAGAACAAACAAGGATGAAACTAAAACACAGTATATCAATAGCATTGGTAACTGTGCCTGGGCGTCTGACGAGAGTGAATTACCTGAGTGGTTCACTAAACGAGACTATCGTGAGGCGTATGCAGGAGAGGAAGATTTGTTTGAATTCATGAGAAGCTGGTTGAACAAGCTGGACTATCGTGATGCAGAAACTGCCCTGTCTTTAGAGTGGAAAAAGCTTATGAAAGGCAATGTTAAAGACATCCAAGAACAAGTGGATGGAGAATGGGCAGGAGAAGTTGGTTGCTTGGCTACTGTAATCGTGAAAGAGGTAGAAGGAGAACCAAAAGAATACCAAGGAGTATATAACAGAGCATTCGTGCCTGTGTATTCTTTGAAACACTTCAGACTTGTTGATTATGACAATGAGGAAGTGGTTAAAGC